ACTAACGCTACAAATAACAGAGATTTATATCTTAAATTATTTTCTGGCGAGATGTTTACTGGCTTCCAAAGGGAGACTATAGCTAGAGATCTTGTTATGAAGCGTACACTTACCAACGGTAAGAGTCTGCAGTTCATCTATACTGGACGCACAAGTGCGGAATATCACACTCCTGGCAACAGTATATTAGGAAACTCTGACAAAACTCCTCCAATAGCAGAAAAAACTATAACGGTTGATGACTTACTCATCAGTTCTGCATTTGTATATGAGTTAGATGAGACACTAGCACACTATGAAATGAGAGGAGAAATCTCCAAGAAGATTGGATATGCTCTTGCTCAAAAGTATGATAGACTTATCTTCAGAGCTATAGCAAAAGGTGCTAGACAAGCTAGCCCAGTATCCCTAACCTCTTTCGTAGAGCCAGGTGGTACACAAATTCAAGTTGGTGCAGGTTCTGACGCTGACGATGCTCTTGATGATGATAAACTTGTAACAGCATTTTATGATGCTGCAGCAGCTTTAGATGAAAAAGGCGTATCTGACGATGGTCGGGTTGCCGTACTTAATCCACGTCAATATTACTCCCTCATAAAAGGAGCAGGTACTAACGGGTTAATTAACAGAGACGTACAAGGTACATCTTTACAAAGCGGAAATGGTGTAATTGAGATTGCAGGTATTACTATCTACAAGTCAATGAACGCTCCATTCTTCTCTAAGTATGGTACAAAATTTGCACCTTCAAGTGGTGCATCAGCTGGAACTGACCTTGCTACAATAGATCCTGGAAATACAGGTTCATTCGTATCTGAAGGTATCGAAACAGCTAATACAGCTACAGGCAACAACTACGGAGCTCGTCAGAACTACGGTGCTGCCTCTAACTTTGCAAACACATGCGGACTAATCTTCCAAAGAGAAGCTGCAGGTGTAGTAGAAACAATCGGGCCACAGGTTCAAGTAACTTCTGGTGATGTTTCTGTTGTTTACCAAGGTGATGTCATCCTAGGAAGACTCGCTATGGGAGCGGACTATGTGAATCCTGCAGCTTGTGTAGAATTGTTCGCAGGAACAACTACAAAGCCATCAGCTTTCTCATAATTATTCATTTATACGGGGACTTCGTGTCCCCCTTTTTTTATGGCAGTAGTATCATATGGAGTGTCCACCGAACTGGATGCAGTAAATTCTATCTTAATGAGTGTTGGAGAGTCCCCAGTTAATACATTGACTGTGCAAAGTCCAGAAGTGGCTATTGCTCAGAAAACTCTGCAGCAAGTCTGCCGTGAAATTCAAGCTGAGGGTTGGTCATACAACACAGAGAATGACTATCCTATCGACCTTGACACTAATAATCAATGTATAATACCCAACAACATTTTGCAACTTGATCTAAATATATTTCAACATGGCAAAGACTATGATGTAGTTAGAAGGAGTGATAATGGAGTTATGAAAGTTTATGACAAAAAAAATCATAGCTTTACTTTTCAGAATGTAAGTAAATTATATTTCGACATAGTATGGATGATAGATTTTGAAGATCTACCACAAGCATTTAAAGATTATATCTCCGCTAGAGCCTCTAGAATCGCCTCTAACCGTATGGTAAACAACCCTCAGTCCTCTAAGTTACTTGAGGCAGATGAAGCAGGTTTGAGAGCCTTAGCTATTGAGTATGATACTAAACAGGGTGACTATAATATATTTAGTGACGCTCAGTATCAACACGATGCTAACACCACATACAGACCATTTAAAGTATTAAGAAGGATGTAATGCCAGCAGTAAATCAACGTATCCCAAACTTTCTAGGGGGTGTATCTCAACAGCCAGATAAAATAAAATTTCCAGGACAGTTAAGGGTATGTGATAATGCTGTCCCAGACATAACATTTGGTCTTAAGAAACGTCCTCCTGCAGAATTTGTAGGGACATTAACTAATGCTACCTCTACAGGTCATTGGTATGAAATATTAAGAGATGGAGATGAAAAATATTTAGTACAAATAACACCAGCTAATAGTGGTGCAATGCCTATTAGAGTGTGGGACTTAGCAGATGGTACTGAAAAATCCTTGACAAATTCTAGTGGAGATTCTCTATTTAGTTATCTATCAGGAGCTACAGAACCTTATGCAGTCACTACAATACAAGACTATACACTTATAGCTAACCCACAGAAAACTGTAGGTACGACAGGTGTGACAGCATCACCTATACACAGTGGAGATTATTCATATGCAAGGTTGGATACTGTTGCTTACAATACTGAATATATATTATATAGTGGTTCAGCTCCCTCACCCAACACTTACTACAGGGTTACTTCTGTAAAAGTAGATAGGATGTCTGGAGGTAGTGCTCAAGGGCCAACCTTTGATGATACTAATGAAGATCAAAGTAAATCTGGTACATTAACTTGGTCATTCTCTGGAGGTAGTGCAGTAACTACAGGAGCTACTAATTGTGAAAACATTGAAGGAAGTTTACAAGTAAACGGTAATAGTTATATTGCCAATAACACTGCTACATATCAAGGTAATGATTCAAGTACTGAAACTAAATTTTTAGGATATGTTCAAGATTATGATGTTAGATATACTGCAACAGTTACATTACAAGACGGTGGTCTTATAAAAGAAACAAACAAAACAACAGCAGAAAATAAATTTATTGATGTAGCTATGGAAGGTGAAACCTACCGTATATCAGTAGAAGCTGTAGAACCAGTAACTACATATCAAGACGTTTCTGGTATAGCATATTTTAAAACACCTAAGAATCCTGACAATGGTACTATATCTATGGCTAGTATTTTACAAGGATTAAAAACTTCTGTTAATAGTAGTTTATCTAATGTGACAGGTGAAGTTATAGGTAGTGGTTTATTTCTTTATGGTTCAGCTGCAGATGGTGTTAACTTTCTCGGTGGTGCTGTAAACGAAAACATGAGTGTGATAGGTCAGAAGGCACAGGATATTAGTAGGCTACCAGCTATGTGTAAACAAGGTTATGTAGCTCAAGTATCTAATGCTGCTGATCTTGATACAGATGATTACTATGTAAAGTTTGAAGCTAATAATGGTACGTCTGGATCTGGTAGTTGGGAAGAAACGGTGAGACCAAACAACTTCTCGTCTGGTAGTGATCCTATGGTATTAGGGTTAGACCCCGCAACAATGCCACATGCCCTTATCAATAACCGTAATGGTACATTTAGTTTTAAAAAATTAGATGAAGCTAGTAAAGGTACAACTGAAAACTATTGGAAAAATAGATTAGTAGGTGATGATACATCTAACCCTTTTCCTACCTTTAATGGGTCTGAAATACAAGAAATGTTTTTTCACAGAAACAGATTAGGTATGGTATCAGGTGAACAAATAGTTATGAGTCAGCCAGGACAGTACTTTAATTTTGGTATTGTATCTGCTATTTCTGCTAGTGATGACAACCCTATTGATATAACTGTATCTGATGTAAAGCCAGCATTTATTAATCATACATTACCTATTAATAAAGGTTTAATGATGTTTAGTGATAATGGTCAGTTTATGTTATTTACAGAGTCTGATATATTTAGTCCTAAAACTGCTAGATTAAAAAAGATAGCTAGTTATGAATGTGATGCAAGTATACAGCCTGTAGATCTTGGCACATCTATACTATTTACATCTAATGTTTCTGCATATGCTAGAGCATTTGAAGCTACAATAGTAGATGATGATACACCTCCTAATATAATAGAACAAACTAGAGTTGTACCAGAATTTTTACCTAAAGATATAACTAAATCTACTAACTCAGCAGCTATAGGTATTACTACGTATGGTAAAAAAGGTGATAGCACAGTATATCACTATAAATACTACAATGCTGGTAATCAAAGAGAGCAGTCTGCATGGTATAGCTGGACATTAACAGGTACAATGCAACATATGTTGTATACAGGTGGTAGTTTTTTTACAGTTACATTACATGATGGTACATATAAACTAGCTAGACATGAGTATGTAGCTGATGCTAACTCTAATAGAACATATGTACTAGGTGGTAGTGCATCCGATGTAGGATCACCAATTAAAACAGCTAGATGGTTTGAACCATGTTTAGATAACATTACTATAGCCACTACTGTTACTGGTTCAGCTCAAACAACTACAGCTCCTGAGAAAACTGTATTAGCAATACCATATACCCCAGCAAACACAACAGATTTGTTTATGGTTGGATTGTCTGGAAACGACAGTGACGGTAATTCTATAGCTGGTATTGTTAGACAGGCAGATGCTGTAGCAACTAATAGTGTAACATTTAATGGTATCAATATATCTAGTAGTGCTAAGGTTGCAGTAGGATATAAGTATACAAGTATTATAGAACTACCAACATACTATTTAAACGTAGGTCAAAATGCTTACGACTTAGATGGTGAGTTACGTATATCAGGTATTAACTTTGAAATGGGTGTATCTGGCCCTATGCAGTTTCATTTAACTCCACAGTATGCAGATATGGATTCCTATACTCAATTTGAATCTGGTATGTTAACTAACTCTAGTGACTTTAATGCTCCACCCGCAACACTAGAAAAGTCAGTAAGAGTACCTATACAAAAAAAGAACGAAAAATATACATTACAAATACAAATACCAGACCCTTTTTCCACCGCCCTAATCTCAGCTAGCTGGGACGGCAATTACAACACCAAACGACATGTACGAAGGTAAGTATATCCAGACCTGCACTCCAGAGTTAGCTCTAAGTGTGGGTCTGAACTTACGCTATGAAGATAGACGTGAAGCCGAAGAAACCTCTGGATTATGTGCTGAGGCTTCTATAATACAATCATATTATAATTCTAAATATTCTGTATATTTTAAGGTTCCCAACGGCAAGGCTGCTGGAGTGGCGGGCGTGACTCCAAACAATTTAATATGGATGCTATGTACTGATGCTAGTACAGAGTACCCACATACATTTGTTAAAGAAGCGAAACGCTGGGTAAATAGTCTACCCAATCCTTATCTATGTAATCAAGCAGATATGCGGAATGAATCACACATAAAACTACTCAAATTATTAGGTTTTACTTTTGTTAATTATCATGTTTACAACAATGTCCCCCTTATACAGTTTATAAAACCATGTGCAGTGCCATAGCATTAGGGATAGTGTCAGGTGTTGGGCAAGCTGCAGCTGGAATATCAGAGCAGAATAGACAACACAGAGCACAAGTTGATGCTGTCAATAGAAGCAATCAAATAGCTCGTCAAAAATACATCAATGACATTACGATCTCTGCGTATAATGACCAGAGAAAAGGTGAAGTATTCACCGCCCAATTACAAGCTGATGCAGCAGCCAGATCTGCATATTACAAACAAAGAGAAATAAATCAAATTGAAGCAAACAGAGCCAGTGAATCTGCACAACAGGAGTTGCGTGAAAAGATTACAGAAGGTCTGTTCCAGAGTCAAACTAATTTAGCTAAAGCTATACAAGCACAAGGAACAATGTTAGCTAGTGGAGGACAAGCAGGTCAGTCAATGTCATTATTATTAGATGATGCTGAAAGAACTCTTGGATTCGAGCAAGCCCAACTTGATGCTAGTATATTTGATGCTACTAAGAGTTTTGGTTTAAAACAATTTGGTATTAATTTAGATCAGTATTCAGCAGATGTTACTGCAAATAATAATATTACTACATCTGCAGTAGTTGCTCCAACCGCATCGTTTGAAACAATTAAACCAATCAAACAAGAACCTCCTTCAAAACCATCCGCACTTGGCCCGATTATGGGTGGATTCAGTTCGGGTATAAAAACAGCAACCAGTTTAGGTTGGGAACCTTTTTAATAGCTAATTATGCAATACAAAAAAAGTACCTCTACTATCGGTTTTAAATCTCGCTCAACACCAAATGAGGCTAAAAATTTAGCATCGAAAGCTAAGGCTCTAGATAAAAAGAGAAAAGAAGAAGTAAAAGAGTACGCAGCTGCAAGCAGCAACCAACTCAAAGAGATGGGGAGATTAGATGGTCTACGGACAAATATTGATAACTACGAAATCTCCACTCTTAAAGAGTTTAACAAAGCCTTTACAGGGCTAATAGATACAGTAGCCACAGATATAGGTGGTTCATACATTAAAGCAAAAAATCAAGACGGTATTGATTTACATAGAAGATATGAAGCTGGTGATGAAGAAGCTATTTCTATTATAGATGGTAACGAAAAACAAATAGCTGAACTTGATGAAAAAATAGCAGAACTACAGAAATCAGCTGAAGCTAAAGGACAAGAGTTAGATAAAGCTCAACTACAAGAAGAAAGGGTAAGTCTTGAAAATAAATTAAGAGCATTAAATATAAGAAAGTTAGGAACTAATGTAGCATACGGATTTAGTAAAGCATCTTTAATAGCAGGTTCTGAAGGTTTTATGCCTTGGTTTATGGATGCTACACGTACAAGGAACGATCAGATCCCAAACCAAAATTTTACTGTTGCAGATTATGATACACTTACTAATAGTGTTGATAGAGATGCAGTAGAAGATTTTTTACTTAATGAATATATTGAAAAAGTAAATTCTAATGTAGGGGCTTCTGATAAAATAGTTCAGTCTTATTTAACTAAATCAGTTGTTAAACAATTAACTAGATGGAAGTCAAGTAAACTAGCTGATGATGAAGCTAACTTTGCTACCCAACAACTTGAAGGTTATGCTACTAATATTTCTGTAGAAGCTAGTAAACTTACAGCTGATGATAATATAGATGTAGAAGCATCAAAGTTAAAACTTAAAACATCTATAGAAACTTACTTAACTCTTGCTCCTAGTGCTCATTTTCGTGCAAACACATCTGGCTCATCTAATGCAGCAACTAAAGCAGGTATTATAGATATTGTTGAAAGTATATTTGAAAATACTGATGACTCAAATGATATAGAAGATCTAAAAGAATTTTTTACTGAAACACCATTTACAATAAATAATTTAGGTACTAAAACACTTGGTAATCATTTTCCATTAGACTTTAACATTGATGATATTATTGGAGATATTGCAACAAAAAAAGCAAGGGAAAAAGAAAGTAAACAATTAGTTTTAAAAAGTGAATATAAAAAAGAATCTCATGATCTTAAAAAACTTTTAGCTTTAGGGCCACTAGATGGTGGTATTAGTCAAAGTGAGTTTGAAGTTAGAGCAGATGCTATGACTGATAAGTATTCAGATTGGTATGAGTTTGATTCTAATATATCAGATTTAAGAAATTATGTACCTAGTTATTTTACTCCAAGTAAATCACATCAAGTTGCATCTAAAGAATTAAAAGAAACTAATAATACAAGTTTAACTCTTAAAACATATTTAGAGTTACATCCAAGTGTTAGAGATGAATATAGAGATAAAGTTGATTTTGATGATTATATTAACACTCCTGCATCAACAGCAAAGTTAGAAACTTATAAAACAGATATTGAAGATGCTTTAGAAAAAGTATATGTTGCTGATTCTGTTAATCCTAGTATTAAATCAAAAGATGTTATATTAGGTAAAGTAAAAACTCACGCATTAACAACTATACCTTCTATTGCTTTACAATTAAAAAAGGCAAGTAATGAAGATAAACCTATATCTGACTTTTATGATGAAGCTTATAGAACAGTGCTTGACGATATTAATAATGCTAGAAATGAAGGTAGTACTTATTTTATAGATGGTGATGATAATTTTAATGATGCACTAATTAAAAAATTAGATATTTTACCAGAAATTACAGCAAATAAATTTAATGATAAATTAAAACTAACAGCAACAAGACTTATAGAAGCGGAGAACACTATATCAACAACAAACGGTGACGCATTTTCTATGGAAGGTGTGCAGTTGTTTGGGCCTAAAAATAAAGAACAAGCTGAAAAATTTTTTACACCTAGAACAAACGATGCAGGTCAAATAACTGGTCTTAATTCTGAGTTTATGGAAATACAAAAGTTTGATCCCTATAACCGTGATGCTTATACATTATTTAATTTAGCTAGAAAATCTTATGGATTAGAAGAAATAGATTTTTCTACAGCATTGCCTAATGATGTTATTATAATGCAAAATAAAATCAAAAATGCTGCTCCTCATATTAAAGCTTTATTTAAAACTAATGATATGAAGTCTATGGCTAGAGGGTTTGAAAAAATAAATGTTATACATTTACCAACCTTAAGTGATTCTATAGTGACTCATATACCAACAGAAGAACTTGTTTTACCTTCACCTATCTTGACTCCAATACTACAAGAAATGGATGTAACTTTAGATGATTACAATAACAGTAAAGAAATTAAAGATACAGCTGTAAGAATTAGAGTTAATCAATTACTTAAAGACGCATCTAAAATTTCAGATAACAAACATGTTATAGTCCGTATGGTAGCTACTGGTATTAGTGGTGATGATATGTCTAAGTGGGTAGATAGTAGTAATGAAATTATAGGCACTAGAGTTCTTAACACTTATTTAGGTGGAAACATTGGTGACGGTTCTAGCAATGAAAATGTTGATATTTCTAATTACAATAAAGTAATATTATCAAGTCAAGAAATTACCGAACTTAAAGTACCTGTTACTATTGAAGAATTAGATAATCAAATAAATGCCCTTAATAATGAATTACCTCCTAAGTACATTCCTCAATATTTTGTAGTAGAAAATGGACGTAATATTCAAGTACCAGAAGGCACTCCAGGAGCTAGAACTTTCCCATTTGTTACTGAGTTTAATGAGGAGTGGGCTACCCATAAAGATAAAACAGACCAATTAAATTCTCAAAAACGTGTTATAGAAGCTCTTAAAAATCCTAGCGGTATTTTATGGGGTGTTGACCAAAGAAGTGATGCTACTACCAGTCAATTAATGTATGACATTAGAACTGTTATAGGTGATACTAGATATAGGGCATTACAACAAAAAGTAAATGAAATGAATCTTGGGTATACAAGTACAGAAAGAGCTATAGAAAATCCTTTTGCTCTTCGTTCAAAATTTAAAAAAGGAACTACACCATATGCACAAGAGTTTTTTAACTTATTACTACAAGAAAAAGAGTTCTTTATAGGAGAAGAAGAAGATGGATGAATTAGAAAATCTGGATTTTAGGGAACAAGATAAACAAAATTACAATTTGGATTTAGAAGCTGCATATGATGAGCGACAAAATTCCTTAGAAACAGAAGAACAAACTCCAGCTGATCTTGTTAATGCTGTAAAGGATCAAGGTTTTTTACCAGACAGTGTACCAGAACTATTAAAAGAAGGTGGTAAAGCTGCTATTGGTGGTGTTACTGATGCTGTTGATAGTGTTGGTAGTTTCTTAGATTTAGCAGGAGATACAGCCATGACAGCTGTAAACTCTTTATTTGGTGCAAGCGATGATAGAAATAATCCATTCCATGAAAACTATCAACAAGGAGCATGGTGGGATATACCCGACCATCTAGTACCTGAAAATGAATCTGGTCTAGGTAAACTTGCAAGAGGTCTTGTAGAGTTTGGAGTTTTAGCTTCAGCTACAGGTGGTCTTGGAGGTGGTGTTGGTGCAGGAAGTAGAGCTGCTAAGATGGGTGTTAAATTAGCTAGAGGTGCTGTAAGGGCTGGTAAACCAAGGTATATTGCTAAAACAATGGCGTATATACCTAGGGGTGCTAAAGTAGCCAGTGAGGGTGCTATAGCTGACCTTGTATCATCTAGTTCAGAGATGAGTAACATAGCTAACTTAGTAGATGAGTATGCACCATTTGTACCTTTTTCTCAAGCATTATCTATTGATCCTGATAAGGATAACCCTTGGATAGCTAGAATAAAAACTATGACAGCTGGAGCTGGTTTAAACGTAGTAGGCGATGTATTAATTGCTAGTATCAGAGGTATGTATGGTGCAGTTAAAGAATTTAATAAAACTGGTAATGTTGAATTAGCAAACATTAAGGGCACACAAATAGCTGAAGATAGTATGTCTTCTAGTGCTGTTGCAAAACAGGCTAATGATAATGTCATGAAAGCTAAAGCACTTGATGAAGAAAAAGGTATTACTCCACGTAACTATCGTGAAGAATATAACAAAAAATATTTAGACGAAGATGATTTTGCTGAATGGAAATCATTAAGTGAAGGTGGTGATTTATCTCCATACATGATCAATTTTTTACGTAGAGATGAGTTAGATTTTAATGCTGACATGTTTCGTGTAGAAGAAGGTCAAATTAGAGGTATGCAATCATTAGATGAATTAGCAGAACGAATTGGTAATAGAAAAAAAGATCCTTGGATTTCTGAACAAAATGCAAGTCGTAATCAAATAGAAGAAGATAAATTACGTGAACCAGATCCATTTGTTAACCCTGACAAGTTTAATGATAGTGAAAAGTCTTCACATTTTAATGAACAACCTAATAAGAAAAAAGCAGTTAGACAAGTTGTTGAGGAAGCTGTTGTAACTAATAAACGAGGTGATGATCCTACTGGAGGATCTACTCTACCATTTTCTGAGGCAGATGTAAAAACTATGTCTAAAGAAATGGGTGCTGATACTTTATATCCATATTTAAAAGAAGGTGCAGAAGAGATCGGTGAAATGGTCTTTAAACAAAATGTAAAAAAAGGTTTTAATGCAGCTCTTTTAAAAGAAGGGCAAAAGATAGATACAACTAGATTTACTCAAAAAGAAGTTGTAAGAACTATCTTAGAAAGTGCAGAAGAAATTTATGCTCAAATTGCTGACGGTGGATTAGACACCCTCAAAAATATGGAGAATTATTTTAAATCTAAGAAAAAATACATTGATTGGAGTTACGATAAAGATAATCAATTTACAACTGGTACGCCAGAAATGAAAGCAGCTTTAATGTTAATCATTAATAGTTTAGGAAGAAAAATAGCAGACATTTCTACTGGAGCTGTGAATTTACCACAAGGTATGTCAAGGTATAGAGCTGCAGAACAAATTTATGACATGATGCAAGTCATGATGGTTGAACAAAAAAAGATAGGTTATTTAACTGGTAATGCTTTATTACAACAAAAAATAGGCAAAGAAGGTGTAATTGGTTCTTTTACTGACGCTGAAAAATTAAAACTAAATTCTGGTATAGATGAAATCAAAGAAAATGCACGAACATACTTTGATGAATTAAAAAGATTAACTAAAGATGGTAGAGCTGATATTGCTAATGATTTATTAGTATTACATCAACATTCTGGAGGACTTGTAACTGTACAGAGACATATACATGAATATCTTAGTGCATTAGTTAGTAAGAATCCATTAGGTACTCAAGTTAATGGTACACGTGTTACACCTCGTATGATAGGAGAGTTACGATCAGTATACTACAACTCTTTGTTAAGTAGACTTACAACCCCTATTAAAGCGGTAGCAAGTACAAACATGATTTCTGTATTACGTCCATTTCAAGCATATTTTGGAGCTATGGTACGTGGTAATCAAAAAGAAATGTTAGTAGCAGCTGCAGCTATAGATAGTATAGGTAAGGCTATGGGTGAAAGTTTAGCTATGTGGAAGCATAACTGGAATTTAGGAGTTAATAGGCAAACACAAACATACTCAGGTAAGTTTGATGTAGAAAAAGACTTAGCAGAATTTGGTAATCTTGCAAATTACTACGATAAATATGGTAGTCCTGCACAGAAAAAAGCCTATAGTTTAACTAATGGTATTATTATGGCAAATACTAGCCCATTTATGAGGTATTCTCAAAATATAATGGGATCTGGTGATGCTTTTGCTAGGACACTTATAGGACGTATGGAAATGCGTATGAGAGCTGCTAGAGCTGCTATAGAAGAAGGTATTGACCCTAAAAATATCACAGCTTGGGCTGCAAAACACGAAGAAAAATTCCGTAACGAGATATTTGTAAGAGATAAACATAAGATGTATGTGGTATCTGATAAAGCTGCAAGTCTAGCAGGTGATGAAGCTGCTATGACTAAAGCATTACCAGAAACAATGCAAATATTTGAAAAAATGAGCAACCTGCCAGGGGGCATGTTCTTCTTTCCATTTGTAAGAACTGGATATAATGCTATACGTTTAACTTTTGCACACACCGAACTAAATAGATTTACTAGACAGTTTGATGATGTAATGAATGGTAGAAATTTAGCTGATTATGGTATTAGACAACAAGATTTAGCACAAGCACAGGCACTTATGCGTGGCCGTATGGCTATGGGTAATACTCTTGCAACGCTTGTAGGTGTTATGTCTTTGCAAGGTTTAGTTACTGGAGATTTACCATATGATAAAGAAACACGAGATCAATGGAGGATGCGTGGTATAAAGGCTAACTCATTTAAAGTTGGTAATACATATATATCTTATAGAAATATGGAACCATTTAACACAATATTTTCTTCAGTTGCTAACGTGATGAACAATCAACATGTACTAGGTGAAGATATGTTTGATGATATGTTCCAAAAAACTGTATGGATGTTTTCTGCTGTACTTGTTGATAAGTCTATGCTATCAGGTGTAGCTGATTTATCTACAATATTAAATGCAGATACTAATGTAGGAGCTGCTCAACGTGCAGTAGCTAGAATAACTAGAGGTATTTTCCCATATCAAGGTCTAATGGCTGGATTACAAGAGGTAATGGATGCTAATGAAAAAGAAGCTGTATCTTTTCTTGAACAAATAAGGAAAAAAGATATGCTATTTAGAGCAAATATACCTAATAAGTATGACATTTTTAGTAAAGATAGGTCAGGTATACCTTATGTTGCCCCTCCAGATAATCCATTCTTACGTATATTTAATGCAGTCAGTCCTGTAGCTATAGTAGATGCAGGTGACGATCCTGTAAAACAGGCTATGGTAGATATTAATTATAATTTACCAGATGCTATGACAACTTATAAGGGTGAACGTCTTACATCTAAAGAAAGATCTGAGATGCAAAAAATTATGTCTATGGATTCACAACTTAGAACTAATTTAGAACGTATTGTAAACTCTAAAAAATGGCAAGAGCAACTTGAAGCTTATAGGGAACGTGGATTTTTAAAGAGAAATGGTGATGGTGTTGAAGGTCAAATGTTCTATGCAATAGTACATAAAGAAATAACACGAGCAAAGAAACGAGCAATACAACAATTATTAAATCAAGATAACTTTGCTGATTTAAAACAAAGAATATCTATACGAGAAGCTAAAAAGAAAGCAGCAAAAACAGGTAATTATGATAGAATCGACTATCTAATAAACGATTTTCCAAATTAACATTGATTATCAATGGCAGTTACAACTAAAAAAACTTTTCCTGCCACGACTAATACAACTACAACTGTATTTAGTCCTGTCAGTATACAACTGAATAACCAAGATGATCTAGATGTTTATGTCACATTGTCGGGTGGTACTAGAGTGCTACAGCTACGCCAGTCTACTGGTAGTACTGCACAATCTAGTCACCCACAGGTGAGTAATACAGATGGATTATATTTCCCTGCAGTATCTGCGGGTACAACTTTATATAATTACACACTATCCAGCGATAATAATACAATTACATTTAACTCTGCACTACCTAGTGGGGCAGTAGTATTTTGTGAGCGTAGAACAAGAGATGCAGACAGTGCATATACTAGCTTTGCTAGTGGCAGTACAATCAGAGCTACTGACCTTAACAATTCAGCTACTGAATCTAACTTTACTGCACAAGAAGCAAGAAATAAAGCGTTTGATTTAGAAAATGCTATATTTAATGGAAATCAACCTACTATAGACGGTGTTGTACAACCCTATGTAAGTTCTGCTACAATCGTAGATGGTACTATAGTTAACGCTGACATAGCTGATGATGCTATTACAATGGCAAAATTAGCTGGAGGCACGTTACCTACAGACATAACTGTAGCAAGTGCTAACTTAGTTAATGGGACAGTTGATACAGTAGATATAGCTGATGACGCAGTTACCGCTGATAAATTAGCCAACTCTATTAATACTGAGATAACAGCTAACACAGCAAAGATTACTAACCAAACTCACACAGGTGAAGTAACTGGTGCTACATCTTTAACTATTACAGCTGATGCTGTTACAGGTGCTAAGATTGCAGATGATCAAATAGACTCTGAGCATTATGCTCACGGTAGTATTGATACTTTACATATTGCTGATAACCAAGTTACAACAGCTAAACTTGGAGCAGACGCAGTAACTGGAGCTAAGATAGCAGACGACTCTGTAGACTCAGAACACTTTGCAGCTGGAAGTATTGATGAAGAACATATTGCTAACTTACAAGTTACTACTGGTAAAATTGCTAATGATGCAATTACCATTGGTAAAATAGGTTGTGAACAAACAACTATATCTAATAGTGATTCTCATATTCCTACTTCCGGAGCTGTTGTAGATTATGTTGCAGCACAGATTGCACCTATTGGTGGATTAGAAGTTATAGCAGATGAAGATAACTTCCCAACATCTCAACCTAGTTCTGGTGTTATAATTAGTATTTCAGACGCAGCAGGTATTGTAGTTAGTGGTAGTGGTGTATCAACTACTGCAAGAACCGCAGGTAATGGATCTGATAACGTAACAATAAATAATTTTCCATCTAGTTTATATAGTGAAACATTAGCTACAGGTGTAGGTCTAATGGTGTCATCTACTGGATCTAGTAACACATATAACTACCATAAAATATTAGCAGCAGAAACAGATGTTAAACGTCTTTCTGATGATATTAATGATTTTAATGCTCGTTATCGTGTAAATGCTGGAGAACCTGGATCTAGTAATGATGAGGGTGATTTAGTATTTGATACAAGTGCTTCTAAGATGAAGGTCTATGACGGATCATCTTGGGGAGAAGTAACATCAACTGGTCAATTTAAACATTTATTTTTATGTCCAGCTGGTGGAAGTGGAGCACCTACTATAAATGGTAGTATAGCTACATATGATTTACGTGAAGTTAGTAACTCAGGAACAGTAGCAAGTATAACAAACGCAGCTCAATTACTTGTGTCTGTCAACGGTGTTATACAGAAAGCTAATACTGGAACCTCAGCACCTGCTGAAGGTTTTGCTATGGTAGATGCTAATACTATTATATTTGGTGCTAATTTAGAAAGTGGAGATTCAATATTTATAGTACAAATTGGATCTGCTGTAAGTATCCCTACACCGGGAGATGATACAGTATCTACAGCTAAGATAGTTAACGATGCTGTAGATGGTACTAAAATAGCAGACGATAGTATTAATTCTGAACACTATGTAGATGCAAGTATAGATCACGTTCACTTAGCTAACGATTGTGTAGATGGAGATAATATAACTGATAACTCTATCAACTCTGAACACTATGTAGATGCAAGTATAGATACAGCTCACATTGCTGATGATCAAGTTACTCTTGCCAAAATGGCAGGTTTAGCTAGAGGTAAAATTATATATGGAGATGCATCAGGAAACCCAGCAGCTTTAGCTATTGGTACTTCTGGATTTACTTTAATATCTGATGGTACAGACATCTCATGGGGTGAAGCAGCAGCTGGAGCCACAGGTGGCGGAAGCGATAAAATCTTCTGGGAAAACGGTCAAACAGTGACAACTAATTATACAATTACAAACAATTATAATGCCATGTCTGCTGGACCAATAACAATTAACAATGGTATCGCCGTAACAATCGGTACCGGTGAAAACTGGACAAT